GCTTCCAGCCATTCATTTTCTTCTTTAGTTATTGTACCCATCATCTTCTTAATTTGAAGAGTTTGGATGAGATAACTCGAATCCATATAAATCATTTCCTTTCTACGACATGAATAACCCTCTATTCCTGTTAGTGCAGGAATAGAGGATTGTCGTTTATGTTATTAATAAAATCAAAATAGAGAAAGAGTTAAACTCTTTCTCTATTACCACTTAAATAATATATACTTAAAATTATTATAAAAATAAACATAATGCTATTGCTACTAGACTACCCAATAGGTAGTCTAGTAGTATAGTCTTTTTTATCGAAGTTCTTTTTGTAGTTTATCTACCAATGTAGAAACCGTATCTTTAATTCTTTGGTTAGAGCAATTGTTGATTTTCAAAATCTGGTTAATCTGTTTTGTACAAACACCAATTATTTTGCCCATTGCCATGTAATCGACATATGTATTACTACGTGCAATATAGATATCTGTAAACTCAATACCTTTTTCATGGTCTTCGTAAATATCTACAACTGAATTAAAATGTTTAAATGAAGTACGGATAGGAATAGGAGTCATTGCCAAACTATGGTAAACATAAATACGTATTTGCTTATCATAAGGCATTTTATTTCCACGGTAAGATTTACCGGTTATAAAGAATTCTCCATTCTTACTAATCTGGTACAACATATCAATTGTAGGAGAGATACGTTTATCAATATTGCGAAAAACTGGAATTTCAGGTTTAGCTTGTTTCACTTTAAATTTCCCTATAGTTTTTTGAGTAAGTAACATTTTGTCGATTCCCTGGGTTATAAATAAGTTATGTTAAAATGTTGTCATAACTTATATCTTTTACAGGGTGCATTTTGCCTTTAAAGATACGGGTTCTTTTGGCTATATCATAATTACGGTGCGATGGAATATTATCACAGACTAAATAAACAAAACTATGTTCTACTTCTTGAGGTAGTTTACGTAAACGACCAGCAATCTGTAGATTAGTTTGCGTAGAGTTAATGGCATTAGTCATGATAACAGTAGCCAGTTCTGGAATATCATGTCCAGTACCTGCACCTAATACTGTAGATACGCAAATATCACTTGTATATAAGTTATCTACTGTATCATCTTCAACGTAACTGGTTACTTTCTTATTCTGGTATAATTCAGATAGATACTTAGCTAAGTCTTTTGCCATCTTAATTGTACCTACTGTAATTAATAATTTAAAATTTGGATTGATTTCGTATTTAGGGAAATGAATGTCTTCAATAATCGAAACAATCATGTTATAGTATTGCTTCAATAATGTTTTCTTCTTCATGAGTGATTTCTCAAATGCTGTTTGAGAATATCCTCTAAAACCTTCAACACGAATACCGTTTAAACTACCTAGCTTATATTTAAATGCTATAGGCTGAATATAAGATACATGTACCTTTTGCACATAACGTCTCTCTACTGGGAAAAGTAGTTTAGACATTCTGTCTACAAATTTATCATCTGCTACTGGTGTAGCTGATAAACCAAATACTCTTTTAGCACCCAAGTAAGAAACAAACTTACAGTTTAAGTGATGGTCAAAGTGAGCTTCATCAATCACTAAATCATTTACACCTAATAGTTTTGGAAATTCCTGTGGTGTACAGTTAAACCCTAAATCTTTAAATTCTTCTAAACTGTATTCCTCGTAATACTTAATAAAATTCATTAGAGTCTTAGAAGAAATTAAAACAGCTTTATAAGGGTTTCTATTTTCTGCTAAACAAATATTGATAAATGATTTTAACTCATCAGAACCTTGGATACGGATTAAGTCTTTCTTTAAATCAATATCGTAAGTTTTATAAAAGTCTTTAATCCAACCACTGTCTTGGTTTTTACCTAAGTATTGTGGTCGCATGATGCCAACAAATCGTTCTTTCATTTTTTCGATAACAAACATCGAAATAAGACTTTTACCTTGTCCTGTTTGTAGATGTCCCAGTACACAACCAGAATCAAACCCTAACAAAAAATCAATGACATCTTGTTGTTCACCACGTGGATTCCATCCTTCTTTAATAGTAGGATAGTAATCATCCACAATATTATTAATATCTTTGTATTCTATCTGAAAATCAATTCCTTCTCTATATCGGAACATTTTCAAGTGTCCGATTAAATCATTTAGCATAGTACGCATGATTCTTACTTCACGTCTATCGTTAGTAAAAAATACATACCCAGCCATGGGTACACGCACTTTCTTTCTTTGTCTTTTATCGTAGTATTCGCTCCATCGCAAGTAGTTTCTTGCAAATGCGCGAACCTGATTATTGTCATCCGCATTTCTAGGATATATAATAACCTGTAACGGATAGACTTCAATCTTCATTGCACTCATGTGTTATTCTCCATAGGGGTGTATAACCACCACCCCTATGGAGGAAGGGGTGGTGTTATCTTAACGTTTATTTATCAAATCACTATAGGTATATTCAGGTTGTTCTAATAGATTAAAGTATTCCAAGTCCATTTGTTCTGGGACGAAGAATTCATCCATAGGACAATCTGACCTATTCGTGTGGATATAGGAATTAGGGCTTGCCAGTGTCCTACCTTGTTTTTCATAAGAAAGAGCACCAGACAAACTACGACCCCAAATCAATTGGTCCATCGTACCTACACCATGACCTGTATGTGGTTTAGGTAACGAGAAGTCTTTATTCACAATATCCGTACCTAGCATAGTATATGCTAATACCTGAAGAATTGATAGATTAATACCCAGTTTACTATTCACTGCATCTGATAGTTCCATTAAGAACATTTCAGGTGTTACAGAAATAGCACGCTGTTTAATTTCTTTAACTGAAGACTTAATCATCTTTTCCAATCCTTTTGCATATTTATACATATCGGATTGTTTCGGAGTGATTTCAACAATTGGTCGATTGGTATCAAAATCAATCATCTCAATTTCTACCATACCATCATCGGTAATCGTCCAACCATTATCTTTCATGTACTTCAGTGTTTCCATAGACAGATAACCTACATCTGTAATTGGAACAACATCAATAATCTCTTCTGTTACAGAACCATCTTTCGCAGTAAACAGAAGTTTAATACGATTGATGTGTGAAGTACGTCTTGCTGACAATACACCTACATCGCGTACATTACTGATATCAGAAATACCATCAATAGCTTCTTCGGAAATAACTAATTTAATAGAAGTAAAGTTCTTCTTAATATCGTCTTTCAAACCAGTAGCCAAACCATCTTTCATGATTTTCATGAACTTCTGTACGTGGTCAGTCAATTCAATCAAAGCACCAATAGCTGAAGAAGTATGGTGTTTTGTAGACAGTACTAACTGCGTAATAATTTGTGTAAACGAAATAATAGCAAAGTGTCCTACATTACGATATTTTGGTACACTACGTGACGCTTGTCCAAAACAGGTAGAACATACACCTTGTGGGTCAGAATGCTGACAACCAAAGATAGTTCTTACTTTAATTCGTTTACCAATTAAGTGATGGTCTGTTTTCTTAATAGGTTTTAAGATAGGTTTTAATTTACCATTTACTTCTACTTCATCGGCAACATAATACATACCTTCTAGAAATTCCAAATCTGAAATCACATAACCATCTCGGTTATCACGTACTTGGAATTCAAAATAGTATTCAGAACCACAGTCGCCAAAATGTAGATTTCTCAACTCCATGCCAATGAATTGTACACGACGAGAAAAATACTCTGTAAACTTCAGTGGGGCAGATTGGTTATTCAAAGACATTGCAGCTGTACGTGATTCAATTAATCTATCGTACAATCTGTGGAAACCATCCATATAGCCATCTTGAATAGGTTCGTTAAAGATATCAGAGTTAATATCCGTTACAGAACCACGTGGTCCAAAACATTGCATCAATTGTGGAATCTTAATCACACTTGAACGCATCATGATGGAAATGTTATTGAACTTGTGTCTTTCTGAAGTCATTACCTTTTGTTTACGCTTATAAATACTGGCAATGTAATGTGGGTCTTTTACCGTATTAGCGTTAACTGGATAATCCTTCTTAATCTTAATAATTTCAGGGTCAAATTCAATATCTAAGATGTCTTCAATATTCATCGACATATGGTATTTTGCACGATGAATTTGTACATCATTAAAGATATCGTTAAATGCCCTCATGTATTCTTCCCATACTTCAGACTGTAATGCCCATGCTTTCTCATTGGTATCCATTGGATAGATATCAAATACACTGTTTACAATCTTAGAAAGAAATAAGCGAAACGACGTTGGTGTAAAAGAGAGTTCGTCTTTCATGTAAGATGAAATAAAATGCTCTTTAGTGATTGGGACATTGGGGAACTTTTTAATGATTTCCCATCCGTATCGTGAGATAGCAACTTGTGTCCCTGTTGTATCGATTACTTCGCCATCGTCAAACTGTAGTTTAAACTTACCGACAAAGTTCTCTAATACATCGACAGGACTTGCATCTAGTATTTTCCTTGCAGCTAATTGCATGTTGTTTTCCTTTATAAAATAACAGGTCTAACATATTAATAATATATATCAGACCTATTATTCATTTTTAGTCGTTATCGTTGCTTTCAGTTTCAACTGAATCGGAATCATCAGAATCATTTGAATCATCTGAATTTCCATCCAAGTCTACTTCTTTATCATCGTCATCGTCGTTTGATTGTTGATTACTATTACCCCTACTACCTTTTTGTTTAGGCTGTTCATCATCACTCTCATCAATTTCCATACAGATTGCACCTGTAATCGGATCGATTTTAGACAATACTTGTTGACTTGGGTCAAATGGAGCATACACCATCTTCGTACCATTTGTTTGGATAAAATGTCGAAGAATTTGTAATGGTCTATTTGCACCAATATTAATCTCATTAGGATTAATGACATCGTCGATATCTGTTGGTCTGTCTGTTGTATAAATCGTTGTTAAGATTTTATCAACAGTTTCTGGATTATTAGAACGGTCATGTAGGACTGCTGCTAAACCAGAAGGACCACTACCTACTAACAAACGACCTTCAGACTCACCTGGGAACTTAGTAGCCTGTTTACGGATTTGTTGTGTAGTTTTATCTTTAGATGTTAATGGAACAATAATACCATTTGGTTGTGTTGCTGCTGTAGATACTGCTGCTGCATCATCACCAATCTTCTCAAGACAGATATAGTATTGTGGACCAATACGTTGTGGTGTAGCTGTATCTTCAAAACATTGTTTATAAGGATTCCAGAATCTTAAGCAGTTTGGGTCTGATAAGAAACCTTCTTCTTTTAATGCTTTAAATACATGCAACATACGACGATTATTACCATGAGGCATCCAGATGATTGGCGTCTCGTGAATCATGTGGTATAAATCTACTGTCTTCTCTTGGAATGACATTGATTTATAGAAATCGTAATGTTTGTTTGAACAGATTTCGTAGAATCTTTCCAGACGCGCAAAGATAGGTTCAAGCACATCACGTGGAAGACGAATCACTTTATCACGTAGATTAGGCGTAGACTCATTTAGGTTAACTGTATTACACACCCATTGTTTCAATTCCAGCATGGCTGCTTTTAAGCTAACTTCGTAAGTCTGACCTTGGTTCATCCGGTTAAATGTAGAGTTTACACCAATACAAATATCTGCACGAATACCTGTGATAGGGTCAAATGGCATTTGAGATGGTTCTACTGTAACCACATCTGCAATCACACCTTTGTTACCATGTAGACCTGTGATTTTAAAACCTGGTCCTACTTCTTTCGTGTATTCTGTTGTTACGATAATAGTGATATCATCTAACTTACGATTGAAGTTTGAAACCTTTTGAATAGGTACATTACGTGTACGTTCATCATTGGTTTGTTCATTGGTAATTGCCATACAGTGTTTAATCAATTGGTCAAAGTCATCTGTAAACTCTGCATTACCATTGGTCTTAGCCATGATTTTACGATATTCGCTAACAATGCGTTCGCAGAAATCACGATAAGCATTTGCATACTTATCCAATTGTTCCATGACTTTAGGTGCTACAGCTGTATTGGTCTTAGGCTGTTTGTATACAATGATATCGATTACACGAGCCTCTTGACCATTACCATCCAATGGTACATCTGTTACTGAATCGAAGATTCGTGTAGATTTCTTTGTAAACATGATGGGTAATAGGTCTGGACGATATTCTCGTTTTGCCATGACAATACCCGAATATGCTTGACCTGTAGGAATACAGTATTCACCAATATCTGGCATGACTTTATAGTTGTCATCATCACCATAAAGATTCAATGGGAATTCTTTTTCACCTAATTCAAATACACGTGTGGTAAATGTTTTGGTTTTAAGTAATGGTGCAACATCTTTGGCAATCAGAATCGAGTCTTCAATCGTGCCTTCTAAGGAAGAATATAAAGTATTTAAATCAATACCTGGTGAATACAAACCATGTTTATCTTTTGCAGGTGTATCGTATAATACTGTTCCTTTTGGAATACTGTTACCGACACGAATCTGTTGTGCTTCTTCTGTTGGTTTATATTCAAAACCAAACTTAGGATGTGATGAACTAAAACGTGTGATATCGATAATACCAAATAATGGACGAGAACCTTCGTCGAATGTTTGATAGATAACGACTTGTTGTGGGTTCAATTGAATGCCGTTATGTTGGGACGGAATATAACGGTTTACAATCGAAAATACTACCATGTTATGGGGTGTGGTAATGGAATTAGAGAATCTACCATACTCTATATCCGCACCAGTTTGAATCATATTCGGCTTACACCCACTAATCACATAGTGTTGTGAAATGGCGTTTGCCTGCATTTGACCACGTGATGAAGACGTGTATTCGCTAAACGGATTAAAGGCTGTCGCGCCAATTAACCGTATATCGTTTTCATTATAGACTGTTTCAATTTGTTCAGTCATTTTGGTTTCCTTTTATAAGTGCTTCACTATACTAAAAGATAGAATAATACTATTCTATTTCTTCCAATTTAATAATATATACCTGAAAGGTTTTACAAATGGCATCATCATTACTTGATTCTACATTCGATGATGGCGATTACGTATCTGAAAGTTTTAAAACAGTATTAGAGGATCATTTATCCATCTTAAGTGACCCTAAAAATATTGAGGAATTTAAAACAATCTCTCCTATTGACGCAAATCGCTTTGAATACGATTTTTACGGCTTGTTAAGAAACTTAGCTGTACCAGTACAACATCACTGGATTACAATGAGAATTAATGGTTATTCATCACCTAGTGAGTATAAAAAAGATAAGCTAACAATTAAAATTCCTCGTTCTGAATTAATTAATAGTTTACTTTCTTACCATAATCAAATTGTAAAACGGACAGCTAGTTAAATAGAACTACTCCTAGATAATATCATGTTAAAAAAATATATAGTAATCTAGATACACTACCACATGGTAGTG